CATCATGCGCGTCGCTGGCGCGCGTGAAGTCTGGGAGGGGTGGATCGCGCTTCGCGTCGTTGCCCTCGATGAAGAAAACGGCGTCGATGAAACCGCTGTCGAAGCCTTCGACAACGAGGCTGACGCCGAAAAGTGCTGGGCAGAGAGCTACGCCGCTGCCGTCGAGAAGGCGGAGGGCGGTGACCAATGACCATCACCCTCCGCCCCTATCAGACTGAGGCCATCTGTGAACTGAACAATTTCTGGATCCGCGAACCAGGCAAGATGCCGCTCATCGAGCTGGCGACCGGCCTGGGCAAGTCTCTCGTCATCGCTGATGTTGCTCGCAACGTAATCGAGCGCTTCCCTGGCTCCAGGATAATCATCCTGGCTCACGTCCAGGAACTGATCGGTCAGAACTACAGCGAGCTGAAAGCTTTGTGGCCCAGCGCGCCGGCAGGGATCTACTCCGCCGGCCTCAAGCGTCGCGACACCGCGCACAGGATCATCTTCGCGAGCATTCAATCCGTCTATGACAAGGCGTCGCTGCTCGGTCCGCGCAACCTCATGATGATCGATGAAGCGCATCTGCTGTCGCCCAGTCAGTCGTCGATGTATCGAACCTTCATCAACGGCCTGAAGCAGATCAAACCCAAGATGAGCATCCTGGGCCTGACCGCGACGCCCTATCGCATGGACAGCGGCTTCATCCATCGCGGTGACGAGGCGCTGTTCGACGAGCTGGTCTACAGCTACGGCATCGGCGAGGGCGTCGACGACGGTTACCTGGCTCCGCTGACCGCCCGCGTCGGCGCGACGCAGATCGACACGCGCGGCGTCGGCAAGCGGGGAGGCGAGTACATCGCCGGCGCGCTTGAAGAAGCCGCGATGAAGGACGAGGTCATCAAGGCTGCCTGCGATGACATGGTTGCGCGCGGTGCGAACCGTCGCTCCTGGCTGGTCTTCTGCACCGGCGTTCGCCATGCGGCCAAGGTCGAGCATGCCCTGATCGAGCGCGGGATCTCGTGCGAGGTCGTCACCGGCGACACGCACAAGGACCAGCGCAAGTCGAGCTTTGATCGCTTCAAGGCTGGCGAGCTGCGCGCCCTGGTGGGTGTGAACGTCATGACCACTGGGTTCAATGCGCCGGCGGTGGACCTGATCGCACTGCTGCGCCCGACGCTGTCGACGTCGCTCTATGTGCAGATGCTCGGTCGCGGTACGCGCGTCGATGGCGTCGACCTGCGCAACTACGCGACAGCCGAGGATCGCAAGGCCGCGATCGCGGCGTCGACGAAGCCTGACTGTCTGATCCTGGACTACGCCGGCAACGTGCGCCGGCATGGACCCGTCGACGAGGTGAACCCGAAGGCCAAGAAGCCGAACATGGAGGAGGAGGAGGAAAAACCAGAGAAGGTGAAGGACGAGGATGTCCGCGCGAAGGAATGTCCTGAGTGCGGAACCCTCTGTTCGATGCAGACGCGTGAGTGCCCGACATGCGGACACACATTCGCGCCGCCCAAGCATGCTGCACGCCCCGAGGATGTCGTCATCATCGCGCGCCGCGAGCTTGTGAACTGGTGCCGCGTCATGGGCTGGGGCTTCGCGGTTCACACCAAGATGGCCGATCCAGGCGCACCGCCAACGCTGCGCGTCACCTATCACTTGCAGGCCGGTCCGCAGATCACCGAGTGGGTCTGCTTCAGCCATACTGGCTACGCCCGCACGAAGGCGGAGGTCTGGTGGAAGGAGCATGGCGGCGAGCATCCGCCAGGATCAACCGAGAATGCGTTCAGCGCGATCGGCGAGCTGAAGATGCCCACATCGATCGTGCCCAAGAAGGACGGCAACTTTCTCAAGGTGGGCCGTCGCCGCTTCGAAGAACCAGTTGAACAACTCATCCATGCAGGGAGTGAACAGCCATGAGTGTACAGATCCTACCGCGTTTCATAGACGCCGTGCGCGCCACATCAGAGGTCGGCCTGATTGCCGAGACGCACTTGCGGGGTCGCTCGATGCAGCGGCGTCGCAGCTACTGGCGTCAGGTGCTGATCTATGTGGCGATCGAGCATTGCGAATGGTCGATGCATCGTGTCGGGGGCGAGCTGGATCGCGATCACACCACGATCCGCTACGCCTACCTTCGAATTGAAAGCATGATGTTCACTGATCAGCGTTGCCGCATGGACGTCAGCCAGGTCGTGATGCGCGCCAACCGCTACTCGGAGCGCGCGCGGATGTCGCTCGCTTCGTCGCTTCAATACCAGAACAGCCAACAGCTCATGCAGGGGCAAGCCGTATGATCGATCTCAACAGTGGATCCAACCGTCGCGCCAACGAGGCGCGTGAAGTGGCGGAGGCGTTCGAGAACGCACCGCGCAAGCCGGAGACCAGGCGGACCTACATCGGAGCATCGTCGATCGGCGGACCATGCGATCGCAAGGTGCAGTACGGCTTCATGGGGGCTGCACCGAACCCTGGCTGGAAGTTCGCGACCAGGACGTTGCGGATCTTCGCGCGCGGTCACCGCGTCGAGGAGTGGATGGCGGGCTGGTTCGAGAGTGCGGGCTATCGCCTGAAGACGCTCACGAAGGACAGCCGGCAATTCGGCTTCAAGGCTCTCGACGGCAACTTCGCAGGCCACGCTGACGGCGTGCTGATGGAGGGGCCCGGCATCTTCGGGCCGACGCTGTGGGAGAACAAGGCGGTCGGCGCGAAGGCTTACGGCTACATCCAGGATCGCGGCGTGCAGTCTGCGAAGCCTGAGTACTACGCGCAGATGCAGCTCTACATGGCGTACCTGAAGCTGGCGGATAACCCCGCGCTGTTCACCGCTGTCAACATGGACACGATGGAGATCCATTTCGAGTTCGTGCCGTTCAACCAGGCTGCGGCCCAGGAGGCGAGCGACAGGGCGGTCAACGTCTACCGCGACACGCGCGCCGGCGCGATGCGTCCGCGTTGCACGGATGATCCGGCCTTCTGGCTGTGCCAGCATTGCGAGCACTCGATCTCGTGCTGGGGCGACAAGGCCGTGTTCGCGGATCCGGCCATGGCGTCTGCCGCATACGACGCTGCGATCGGGGGTAAGTGAGATGATGGACTTCAATGATGCGGGGCCGCAGCAGCACCCCCTCCAGGACGCCGGCGACAAGAGAGACCGCGTGTTGCGCGGTCTCCAGGGGCGGATCAACGAGCTGGTCCGCTACCTCTATCCATCGGCGCGCCAGGACGGATCGACATGGCGGATCGGCGACACGAACGGCACACCGGGCAGCTCGATGGCGATCGAGACCGAGGGCGACAAGGCGGGGATGTGGTTCGACCACGCCTCGGGCCGCGATCATGGCGACGTCTTCGCGCTGTGGGCTGCGACCTACGGCCTGGATGTGAAGTCTGATTTCGCAACCGTCCTGACCGAATGCGACCAGTGGCTCAATGGCAAAGCGCCCGAGCGGGTGTCGATGTTGGCCCAGCGTCGCTTCATCGAGGCGCAGAACAGGCCTCCAGAATCGGAGGCGGTCTCGACGGCGAGCTACGTCTACCACACCGCCCAGGGCGAGCCGCTGTTCGAGATGCATCGCATGGAGCGCGAGGACGGCAAGAAGGAATTCCGTCCCTTCTCCCTGGGCCAGGGGCCGGATCGTGGCGAGCCGGCGGCGTTTGGCCGGCCATGCCGCTTCCCGGATCCGCGTCCGCTCTATGACGCGCACCTGGTCGCCAAGGCGGACAGTGTCGTGTTCGTCGAGGGTGAGAAGTGCGCCGAGGCTGTGAAGCTGATCGCCCTGGAAGCCAAGCTGGATCTCGTTGGCACAACGATCGTCGGTGGGGCGAACGGCAACCTGGTCAAGATCGACTGGTCTGTGCTGCGGCGCGCCGATGGAACCTGGAAGGACGTACTCCTCTGGCGCGACAATGACGAGCCGGGCCTGACCTGGGAGGTGAAGCTGTCGGCGCACCTGGAAGGCCTGGGCTGCCAGGTCGCGTGCGTGGTGCCGCCTGAGGCCGCGCCGGAAAGCTGGGACGTCGCCGACGCCCTGGCGGACCCGGCGTGGACGCTTGAGAAATTGCTCGAGGTTCTGGGCGTCAATGGCGCTGCGGTCGACCCTGACCTGGTCGACCTGGTCGACCTGGAATACACGCCGCAGTCCGAGGTGGCGGAGGATCTCCTCCCGTCCCAGGGTGTTGCGATCATCTATGGGCCGTCGACGGTCGGAAAGTCGTTCCTGACGATCGACTGGTGCATGCGGATCGTGACTGGCCAGGAGATCTGCGGCCAACCGACCAGCCCGACGGGGGTGTTGTATTTCACGGCTGAGGGCCGGGAAGGGTTCAAGAAGCGGGCCGTCGCGGCGCGGAAGCATCACAACCTGGATGGGGTCAGGAACGTGCCTTTCACCGCGTTTACCGGGCGGGCCGACCTGGCCCAGTACGACAAGGACGGCAACGCACTTGGGATCTACGAACTGAAGAAGCGGATCGACATCGCCGACGCCAGGCACAGGGCCATGGGCCACCGCCTGGGGGTCGTTGTGATTGACACCCTGGCCGCGTCCACGCCCAGCGCCGACGAGAACAGCGGCAAGGAGATGGGTCCGGTCCTGGAC